GGTCAAGCCGGCACGGCCGAGCGCGCGCTCCCGTTTGCACCGGTGGTCAGGGATCCTGTACCACCAGCCGCGCCGGCTTGACCATCCCAGCGCCCGCTGTTTGAACCAGCCGTGCCGCCAGTGCCACCCGATGAGCCCACGACGCCGTTGCCGCCGTTACTACCGTTGGCCGTAATCGCGCCCGCGCCCGCGCCCGTCAGGTCAAGCGTGCCGGTCACGATCAGGTGCCCGTCCACGCGCAGACTACCCGCGCCCGAGATGGTCAAGTTTCGGTAAATCGCCGGACGGGTTGCCGTCACGGAGGTCGTGATCGTCGCGTCGGTGGTGTTCTGGACCGAGAGCCAGCGATCCGGGACCGCGTCGGTTCCGTCCTGCACGACGAAGACGCGCTTCTGCCCTGCACCGAAGTTCACTAGCGCGTTGGCGTTGCTGCTCCGCAGTACGCTGTGGCGAACCAGATCGGTGCCGTTGAGGTAGCCGATCCCGATCTCCCACGCGTCCGCGGACGCGTGATCGACCATGTAGGTGAACTGTGTGAACAATGACGCCCCAAGCGCGATGTCGCGCCACCCGTCGCCAGTCCCGCTCAGCGCGAGCGAACCCGTCCCGGTCGTGGTCGTGAAATTCATTTGGCGGTTCGCGCTCATCATGGCAGCACCCCGAATGGCAGAATGTCGAACTGGACACCCGCCATCTTGCGCGCGGCAAGTTCGCGGTAGAGTTCGAGGATGCACTCCGGGACGGTCACGAGCCCGATCTCAACCGCGAAGTACCGGCGGGACGTGCGCGAACTCAGGATTACGCGCCCCGGTCGCGTGTCGCCCACGAACCCGACAGCGCTGCTGTTCCCGGTCGCGTCCGCGGTCACGAATATGCCGGACAGGCGCGGATCGCGTGGCTCGATCAGGGTTGCGGACACGCCCCAGAACGCTGCGAGTTCCTGAATGGTCTCGTTGATGGCGTCCGGCGTGATCGCAAGTCGGCGGTTTTGAATCCGCCACCGGAAGTGTTCGGTCGGTTCCGTCACGCTTGTGCGCTGCACCCCGTACCGCTCCCCCGCCAGCGCGAGTGTGTCGGCTGTCCCACCGTTCGCGGCCGACACGTTCGTGACCCGCAGGGTCTCGTCGAACGTCGGGGTCGCGGTCACGATTCGCCACACCTCCGAGATGTCGCCCGGTATTGTCTCGCCTGCCGCCGTCACGGTCTCGCCCGCGAGGTTGTACTCGTACCCAACCGCGACCGCGCTGGCGGGTATGACTAGTTGCCCTGGCCCCGAGAATGCCGCATTCGCCAACGTGCTCAGGAGGAGCCCTTGCGAGTTCCCGACAAGCGTACCCGCCTGAAGCGTGTACGCGGTCGGGGTCGAGGTCGTAAACGTGACCTGCACGGACGCGGTTGAGCCTGGCAGCGCCCCAACGGTGATGTTCTCGGTATCGACGTGATCGATTGCGGTACTGACACGCTCACCGACAGCCGCACACGCGCGCAGGATTTCGTAACCACCATCCGGGCGTTGTTGTAACTCCTGGATGTACTCCTCTGGCAGGATCGCGTTGAACAGCCGGAGGAAGTAGGCCGTGTCCTTCGTGGCCATCAGAGCACCTGCACCATGTCGGCGGTCGTGCGGATTACCTGCGTGGCGGTCGGGATCGTGTCACCCACCGGCGCGATCACGTTCGATCCGTCGCTCGCGACGACCAACCCCGGCACGCGCCGGAGCGCCCGCACGATGTCGGCCACATACAAGGTCGCGCCGGGTGCGAGACTGTTCACGGCCGCGGTCACGACCGCGATAGCCTGATCCGCCACCGCGACGGTATCGACGTTCGCGCGGAAGCGCAGCGCCAACGTGACCGGCACGAGCGCGACGTTGGCGACCAGGACATCGACGGTCATGCCGGCGCCGCGATACGGGCGCAGGGCCGTGTTGACGTCTGCCACGATCGCGCTCGCGCGCGCGGGATAGGTCGGCGGGACGGTCGTGAAGTCGATCAACTGCGACGTCACCTCGTCCGAGATGATCAACTGAAGCGGACCCGCGAGCGTGCCGTCGCTATTCTGAACCTCCACCAGTTTCGCCATCACGACGCCATCGACGTCCAGCGCGGCCGACTCGATCGCGGGAATGCCGCCAGGCCCGTTCGCGACGTCCCGCAGGGACGCGCGCGTCCGAAATGCGTCGTCGAGTTCTCGGTCATCGCCCCCGAACGACGCGAGCGTGTTCGTGCAGGTTAGGTCGGTCGGGCTCCCGGCGGGTGGGTTCGTGATCGACGTCAACATGCCGGGCCCAATCCGCTGACCCGAGCCGGCCAAAATCGACCGCACCGGAACATTGACGGGCCCACTCGTCCCGCCCGGAAACACAACCGCGCCCGTACTGGCGTACTCAACACCCGTCGAGGTGCGGAACTTCGTCCCCTTCGGGATCGTCAAGTCGCCCCCGATCGCCACGCCGGTCCTGACCTCGACCGTACAGGTCGCCGTCGAGGCAGAATTGCGGCGCACGTTCGACCGATCCCAAGCCAGTTCGTCTAACCGGGGGCCACGCGCGTTCGCCCACACGGTCCCGCTCTGGAGTTCCACGAGTGCGCCCACGCATTCATCCCCAACCGCCGTTGCGGCTGACAGGAACGCGTTGACGTCGCTTCCGGGGTTTTCCGCGACGGATCTGCTGATCAGCGGGTTCTGCTGAAGCGCGGCCGATTCGGCGATCCTGAATAGCGCGGTCGAGCTGGGAAAGTCCATCAGGTTCGCCCTTGTTGGTAGGTGGCCGATACGGTCGTGCCGGCGCGAAGCCGCACCGTCACGACGCAGGTTAGCATGCCCTCCGAAAGGGTGATCTGCACGTTCGTGACGGTCATGTCTTGCTCACGCGAGACCGCCGCGGCGATCTGGCGCTTCAGCGCGGGGAGTTCCGACTCCCGGTACTGCCGTTTTTCGATCAGGCCGACGCCGTAGTCGGGTGCGTACTTGAGCGACCCTGGTCGGTAACTGAGAATGCGCAGAATGCGCTTCCGCGCGTAATCGACGACGGTCCCGCGCGCATAGTCGCCCGAGTTCGACATCTCGACCGCACCCGTCGGGCTCGAGTACAGGTCGGTTGCCTGCCTGGCCTCAAGCGCGGGCGCGATCACGCCGACGCAGTACACGGTCCTGGAACTGGAGTCGAGCGGACGCCCAACCGCGCTCCAGATCCCTGTCGTCCCGTCCGCTCCGATTGATGGCGCCGTCGCGACGATCGTGTACTGCACAGGCTCGAGCGCGCGCGACAGGCACAACCGCACGACCGTCAACTCGTCCGTGGTCTCGATCGCGAGTACGCGCGGGTTCACGCTCCCGCCGGTAATGGACCAGTAACTAGGCACGCGCGCGGATCCTGGCGCCAAGTACCTGGCCTGCATGGGAGGCTCGCTGAAGCGCACCAGCACGGTCTGCTCCGACTCGACTTCCGCAGACACGAGCGTGAATAGGGTCGCGACCACGGACGTGGCCGACTCCGGAAAACTGGCGAACGGCAAAGCCGCGAACGTGTCAGCGCCGTAAGTCATTCTGCCTTGACCTTACTGGCCGCAATCGTGGCCGGAGGCAACATGGGAACGTTCGCGCAGGGTTGCCCGAGCGCGGCCAACTTGGCGCAAATCTCCGTCAGGAGCAGTTGCGTACTGTTGAGGTGTGACAGCAGATCCGGCGCAAGCGCGACCGGCGCAGCCGCACTCACGGACCCGAGGCACACCTGCGGGGCCGTCACGGTCACGCGCAGGGCCGACTCGAGCGCGACATCGGCCGCCTCGGCCAGCACCCGAAACGCGTTCCGGCCCGTCACCTTGATGATCCGATCATGCGTAGTCGCGCTGCCGGAAATCGGCGCCTGCCCGTACCCCCAAAATCGCGAGATAATGACGGGGCCGTGGTCCGAATCCCCATACGGGACCGCCACAACGACGACCTCCCCAACCGCAAGCGCGCACCAATCGCCTCCGGCGGGCCCGGCCGCGTTCGTGCCCACGTAGGCGGTATCGACGACGGCGGTCTTCAAGCACTGCACGTCCGCGAACACGCCGTACTGGTCCTGCGCGACCTTGAGCACACGTGCGAGCATGATCCACGTCCTCGGATCAATACCCGGTGCCGATGCGGCTTGTGACAGGTTACCGAACATCAGATACTCCCCACGGTTGGGTCGAACCAGGTGTTGTCGTCTTCGGACGTGTTGGCATCCCCAACCTGGCGCACTTCGGCACCCTCGCTTGCGAGGTCTGACGCAATCGAGCCAGTGATTCTTGCCTGCACGGATGCGGGATCGTTTGCGGTCACTTCAGACCTGGCCACGACGTAGTTCTGCACCTTCGCGTCCACCTTTAGGCCCGACTGGCTAGACCAATCAAACTGGACGGATTCGACACGGAAGTACCGCTGCGCTTGCGCGAGCCTGCCGTGCGATGTCGCGGCGATCACGGCCGCCAAATTGGCGTCCCCGAGAACGTCCGTCAGGGCGGCCGTGTACGCCTCGTAACTCATCTGCTGTGACGCATTCAGGGTACTGACGAGCGGACTACCGGCGCGGAGCGCCCGCGCGTCCACGAGGATCTCGATTCCGTCGCCCGGACGCAGGCGCAGCATGTCGCAGTCTTCAGGCCCACCCGCGAACGAGGCTAAACGGGTCGTCGAAATCGACCCGGAGATTTCACCGCGCCCGAGTTCTTCGTAGACCGCACGGGCGATTTCGGTCAAGCGCGCCGGATCAGAGATACCCGGCACCGGAATCGTGACCGTGTCCTCACGAGTCTTCCCGCCCGCTGTTGAGGTTGTGGCATTTTGGGGCTGAAGCGCGTCGCTGTTCGGCGGCCACACACCCGAAATCGACACCCCTGCCAGGCTGGTCGTATCGCCAACGTCACCCAGTTCGCGGCGGATCTCGCCCACGAGCGGGTTCGTCGAAATCGCCCGAACGGTTCTGGGGCGACGAAAACCGGAATACTTCCGGCTGAACTGCAAACTCTTGAGCGTGCGCCCGTAAACGACTTGCCGCCAGCGTAGCGGTGGGATCCCCACACCGGCTTCTTCGTCCCGCACGCGCTCACGCCGAGACCTGAACGGCGTCGGGATTCTGGCCCCCGACGTCACGAGCGGCTCGGTCAACTGGTCGTACAAGGTCCTGGACGGGCGGATGTATAGCGTGTTCCCTTGGAAGTACGGGATCGCGCCCACGAGAAAGCACAACTTCGTGATCAGGTCCCAGAACGACATCGAGCCCGAGTCCCCGCCCGCGCCCACGCGGGCGGTGTCGCCGTCCGCGCCCTGGCGGTGTCGCGGTACAATGTTCGTGAAGGCGGGCTTGGGGATCTTGTAGTCCGGCCAGTCCATCGCGTTCGCGGCCACCCGCATGGTGTCGAAGGCGGGGCACCACGTCAGGAGGTCCTCAACCACCTTCGTGATGGGCTGATCCGTGTTGAGGGAATCCAGGATGGTCTGTTCGGTGTTGTCGCCCACACCGGCGCTCAAGGGGATGTCGATCAGGAAGCCGCGCAGGTCGCGCCCGCTCAGCGTGACGGTCGAGGTCCCGGCATGGTCAACCGTCCACTCGTCTACGCCACCCGTCAGGACGGTCGTCTCCTCATCCTGCTTTGACACGTCCAGAACGCTCTTGAGCGTTCCCTTCGGGTTCGCGCCGTGGCGCTGCCCCCGAATCCCATCGGCGAAGTCCTGGTCCGAAACCGCGCCCATGTGGATCTCGACCGACGCCGCCCTGACGGTCCTGGGGTCAATCGGGAGGTCACGAAAGTCGAACGTGACCGAGAACGTGCCAGCCTGCCGGTACTGCGGAAGCGACACGGAGCAACTCTTCGGTACGCGTCCAACGATGTAGGACGAATCCGCGACGTCGGGTTCGGACAAGATCGGGATCGGGGCCGGTAGTGGCGCTGCATCACCCGGACCAAATCGGATCGGCGCCCGTTCGGGCTCGAGCGTGAGCGCGGGGTCGAACCGGAGCGTGATGTTGACCACGCAGGATGGGCGCCACACATACGCGACGGTCATGCGCGTGGGCCCTTTCCGGCGTCGATCGCCTCAAGTCGGGCCGGGATGACGATCAACTGCCCCGCGTACAACTCCGACGAGTTCAGGTTGTTGTGAACCAGCAGGGCCCGCCAGAGCGACGCGTCCCCGTAATATCGCTCGGCCAAGTCGCGCAAGTTCTCGCCCGCACGAGCAACGTGCATGCGCGTGTCCGTATTGCCGAGTTGCACCACGAAGGCGTCGCGCTGCTCCTGAAGGGTCGCCACCATCGTGCGGGCTCGGCGTGCGATGTCGCGCCGGGCGCGTTCGGAATCGATCAACTCCGAGGGGGCAGGTGTCGGAGACGACACGGACGCGGGGCGGGCGGTCGTGTTGGCCTCGCTGGTCAGGGTCGCCTCGAGTTCGGTCTGGTTCTGCACGTCGTACTGGGCTGCCTCGTCCGTGCTCATGTTGGCGGCACGCTCACGCGCCTCGGCGCGACGAAGCCGCGCCGTATTGTCGTTCGGGGGGTTCACCAAGTCCGATATAGCGTCCCCGACCCACAAGCCGTAATCGCTCGGGTTCTCGGCGCCCGCCGCCGCGGCCCGCATGACGCGGGATTCTACCGCTTGCAGGAGGTACTTGTACTCATCCTCGAGGGACGAAATTGTCGTGATGAGGCCGATCAGGGTCTCGTATGGGCGCAAGACCGACTCGGTCGAGTTTAGGACGAGTTGCTGTGCGCTCAGGATCGCCTCCGCGCTGACGCGCTGGACCGACTGTACCGCCGATAGGATGTCATCTGCGTGTGGAATCCGGGCCGCCGACACGCGCGAAATTGCCCGACGGGCTTGCTCGAGTAGGCTCAGTGCTGACGCTGGGCTCTGCGTCCCGCTCGCCACCACAAGCGTGCCTGGACGTTCGTCGCGCCCGGTCCAGGTGAAGTCGATCGCCCATTCCAGGAACGTGTTGTCGTACCACGTTGGCGCCCACTTGGATAAAAACCCGACGCGCGTGACCACGTGCCACGTCACCTTCAGGAGTTGACCCTCACGACAAAGACTATCGAAAAGGTCCACCGCGTCCTCGAGCGTGGGCACGGGCGAGTTATTGACCTGGATCGCCGGCACCTGTGTGTCTTCGACGAGGTACTTTGCGCGCCAGCCCCCCTGAAGTGATGTCGCAACGTCGCGCGGTCCCAAAACGGTCGGGACCGCGTGCGGGCTTCCGGGCAGCCAGTCAACTTCGACGCGCTGCTCAGTCGTGACCTCGAGCGGACGATAGGGCAGCCCGCGCCCGGTCAGCACAACTGTGCGGCGCTGCCCGGACAACTCCTCGATCTTGAATGCGGGCGTGTCCAGCATGCCGTCACCTCACCGCGAACATGGGGGCGAGCCCGGACTGAAGCCGATGCTCCGAAATTCTGCCAAAGCGATCCGCCATCACGGTCGCGATCCGGTCCGGGTCAAAACCCTCCTCGAACTTCTGGCTAATCTCAAACCTGGAATACCGGAAATCTTGCACGTTCCCACCACGCTCAGGCGGCACACCAGCATCGTTGCCCCGGCGTGCTGTCTCGACATCCTTATCGATACCGCCGGACGTGAGCGACTTGAGGAATTTCGTAACCGCGCTCATGTCCATCAGTTCCGTGTTGGCGCCGGTCCACTCGTTGATCTTCGTGATCACGGCGTTGACGAGTTCCATAATGGCGCCAACAATGCCGCCCGTTGAAGCCAGGTAGGCCGAGATAAGATCGGCGTACTTCAGCAGTTCGACAATCACGCCCGTGACCTGATTCGCGAAGTCGTTGAGTTTCTGCACCACCCAATTGATGGTACGCCAGAAGACCTTGAACATCCCAAGCAGGACCCAAATGGCACCGACGAACATCGGCACCGCCCACGTGTACGCGAGCGTGAACCATCGCAGCAAGTACACCATGGCGGTACTGATGTCACCACCGACAGACACGAAGGTTTCGTTCAGCATCAGGGTCAGGGCTTCGTAACCCTTGATCGACGTCCCCACGATCACGTTCAGGTACTCCATCACGAGCCCGAATTTGACCGTATCGGCCAGGACGCCGTAGATCCCGGCGATGAAGCCGTAGATCCCCGTAAACACGGTCGTGAACGTCACGATCGCGGACACGATACCGGCAACGGCGCCCCACAAGGTCCCGACTGCGGAGAACAGTGGCATGACGTAGGCGGCAAGTGGTCCAGCCCCGAGCGCGACGAACAACCCCGCGACAGCAGCACCGAGCCCAAGTGTAAGTGTCTGCACCAACCCGACCACACTCGCGCCCACGACCGCGGCCGTACTTCCCGCAATACCGGCCGACACCGCCATCCCGCCTTGCGATGCCGCCATCGCGCCGGCGCCACCCGGCGCATTCGAGACCGCGCGCCCGAGCCGCGCCACGCCGGACCCGATCGTGTTCGCGATCATGCCGATCGGGGCTGCGATCTTCTGCAAGTACGCCAGCACCTTGTCGAGCGCGGTCGGGAGTTTCGTCTTGAACGCGGACGTGATCTTGTCCGTCACGCCCAGCATGTGCTCGAGCGCTTGCCCGATCCCATCCCAGAGTAGGTTCGACGCCGTCGTGAGGGTGGCCAGCCACGGGCGCATCTTCCCCGCGCTGTCGTACATGAGCGAGTTGATCTGCTTGAACCCATCCTTGATGCGGGAAAACAACGAACTCGTCATGTCCCGGAACGCCAGTCTGGCGTTCGACTTGAACGTACCCCAAATCGCATCCCACGTGTTCGCGGACGCGTCGATCATGGGCTTAGTCAGGTCAAGGCCGCTCATCACCAGTTTGGCGCGATCAACCTGTGACATTACGTTCACTTGGTCGGTCGTGAGCGAGCGCCCCTGCGCCTTTTCGATAAAGGGCAAGAGTTGCTTCCACGTCCGAACGGCCGCGCCTGCACGGCCGCGCCCAGGGCTCAAGATCAACTGCATGTCGCGGCCGATCTGCCGTGCGTCCACACCCATGATCTTCCCGAACGCGGTAAAGCGCGTCGAGAAGTCCATCATCTGGTCGAGACTCCCCCCAAACGCCCCCACCATTGGGGCCAGACCGGCCTGGTAGACCTCGACGTAATCCCCAACCTCACCAGGCAGACGCGCCGCCGCGAGCACGAGTTTGTCGAGTTCGCGCGTGGCCGCGCGTGTTCCGGTCGCGAAGTCTTCGGTCACGCCCAACGCGGTAAAGACACCGCCGAGCTTCATCACGGTGTTTTCGAGTTCGGAGTTCAGCTCGACCACCTGACTGATCAGCGTCCCGATCCCGACTCCGGCCAGGATCGGCCCAAGCGGCCCCAACGCCTGCGCGAACCTGTGACCGATGTCGATCACGCCGCGAAGGCGCTGGGCCAACTGAACCATCTGCATACCCATCAGGACGGCCGCCCGCGACGCGCGATCGAACGACCGAACGACGATCGACAACGGCTTGGTCGCCATGTCGTTCACGCTGAAGTTCGCGTTGAAGGTCGTTCCCGCAATCGACATGGCGTCTCACTTCCTGGGCGTGTTCTCTTCCTTCAAGATTTCGCCGAGCTGCTTCGCAAAGGCGACCAAATCCGAAACCTCAAGGTCGAGCAATTCCGATAACGGCTGATTTCCGTACCGGGCCGTAAAGGCCAGCAGTTTCCACATATTGTCGGGCGTGCGCTCCCAGGCACACTGGTAGTCATACGCCCACGCGAGCGCCGAACCGATTAGACAACGGCGCGGCGCGTCTGGAGAAAAGCCTCGGCCTCGTCCTCCTCGACGTGCGTGATGTCCGCGTAAGCATTGGCGACCATCGTCCTGGCATTCGGTGGAGCGTCCTCCCACCAGCGGTCCACGGTCCCGTTGAGCGTAGACAGGGGCTTCTCGACCCCGTCCTTATCCACCACCGCACGCAGACTCTCCTTGGCGAGTTCCCACGCCATCAGGAGCCCGGCCGTGACCTGGGCTGACCCAGCACCGCTCTTGATGCGCTTCGATGCCCGGACCTCCTCCGATGACTTCAACACCACGAGCCCGATCGACTTCCCGACCGAGTCGTGCAAGCGCTCCGGCAGGTCGAACCAGTACATCACGCGCGCAGATTCTTTGATCCCAAGTGCTGATTTTTCCATGTGATCCCCGTTGCGTTATCACCCGATGGCCGGGTTGGTGCATTTCCACGAGAGTGAAATCTCGCTGTAGTCTTCGCGCCCGCTCGTCTTGAGCGTGACGTTCCCGAAGCTCACGTCCGGGAGCGTGATGCGGCGAGTCGTGCCGTCGCTAAACCGGATCGTCGTCAGGAACGTGAACAAGGTGTCGGGCGTTTGGCGGGACGCCTTGTCGAGAATCCGACGAAGAACGTCGAACGGGCCAGCGCTCTCAAAGTGCAGGTTGGCCGAGCCGGAGACGCCCTTGAAGACCGCGTCCACCCGGTTGGCGGTCTCGCCCAGGTAACCCTGCTCGGGGTTGTCGATCTCGAACTCGAGTTCCATGTCTTTGACCAGGGCCATGGACTCCTGATCGACACCGTCGATCGAGAGCGTCAGCTCGGTCTCTTGCCCTTTTACGCGCTGCGCCATGTGACGTTCTCCTAACAGAAAGGGCTCGAGGTGACTTTCGTCGTTCCCCGAGCCCTATCCCCGTTGCGGGTGCGGCCCGATCCCAGGTTACAACCTGGTAGTCAAGATCGTACCAGCGCGCCTGTGCGCTGTCAACCAACCACGGACGTGCGAACCAAAGACTGCCCGACCTCGGTCTGGAGCACGATCGTGCGCGCGATCGGGATCATCTTCCACCGCGTGATCACGACGTAGATCCCCTGCGCGAGCGAGGCGGCCGTGTTGCCCGACTTCTCGTCGATCTCGTACCACTCGATGCGGGCCGCCGCCTTGTTATTAGGCGACAGCAACTCGGTCCCGAACGCGGTGATCTCCGAGATGACAGAATCCTTCCAGGGCTCCGTCATGGGCAACTTCGAGTAGCTGTTCAGGCGCTCAGCCATGCTGTCTTGGACGAAGTCGGCGAAGCGACGCCGATTGATGTCGGTCTGGCCCGACGTCAGGGACGTCGTCACGCTGGACTGGAACACCGCCCCGCTGGTGCGGTCAATCCGAAGTCCGACAATCCCGAGCGCCTTCATGCGGATGTACTCCGCCATCGTGAGCGTGGGGGCGTTCCGCTGAAGCCCAAGCACGCTCGCCATGACGGTCGGGATCGGCTCTACAGCCTGCCCGACGTCAAGTTCGGGGCGCAGCACCGACTCGACCGACGCCAGAAGGGCATCCGCGGTCATGTCGAGGCGCCCGTCCTGCACGTAGTCGCCTGACGCGGTCTTGATCGTGTACCCGACCGCCTCCGGGATGTAGGTCGTGTAGCCCGGCCAGGCATAATCGACGCGCTCGTTCCGGTTCGCACCAACACCCGGCGCCGAGTTCCCGAACGCGGTCGCGGTCGAGACCGTCGTCAGGAGCGGCGAGATGATCGTTCGGCGCCCGCGCCCGTTTGCCGAACTGGTCAAGACGTGCTGGCGCAGGTACGACCGGATTGTATCGCTGGACCGCGCCGACAGGATGATGTTGACTTCGCTGACGGGCGCCTGATCGCTCAGGAAGGCGTCGATCGCGGTCGCGTAGAGGGCATCCACGGTCGCGCTCGAGACCACGTTCGCGGCCTGAATCGCGGCCGTGAAGGCGGTCGTGGAGCCCACGATCGTTCGTGCGCCCAACCCCGAAAGCGGATCCCAGGTCGAACCCGTCAGGGCAGTCGGGACCGTCAGGGGGGTCAGGACCGTACCGGCCGAATACGCGGTCGAGCCTGAAGCGCTCCCGGTCGAGTCCGTCAGGGGTCGAATCGGGACAGTGTAGCCGCCCACGTCCGCAGCGGCGTACCCGCCAGGTCCCGCAGTACCGCGCACGACCGTCAGGGCCGAGTCCGCATCCGAACTCGAGTGCAACCGCCACGGCACGTTCGACTGAAGCGTCCACGCGAAATTGGCACCGTCGAGGCGCTCCACGACCAAGTTCGACGACGCCGCCACCGGATCCGTCGCGACCCGGTACGTGCCGGCCTCACCCGCAGGCGCGACCGCGCCGGCGTTGTTGTACCCGATCACGATGATGTCGCCCTTCTTGGCGCCAATACCGGACCCGTCCGCGCGCACGACAGCGTCCCACGCGCTTCCGCCCGTGAAAGTCTGCGTGGCCGCGCTAGCGCCGCTCGTGGTGGCACCGCCAGTACCGTCAGCCAGGATCGTCTTCGCGGTGAAGTCCACCCGCGTGCCGATCCGAATCCGAGCAGCACCGACCCGGAACTCACGCCCGGCCGCGATCGAGGCGCCTTGAACCTGCACGACCGGGGCCGCATTGGTCGAACCGACGCACATCGGGAGACTACGGAAGAACCGCGCCCCCTTCGCGCTACAGAGGTTCACGGGCGCGAGAATGAGTCGGCTGTACGACTTCCCCCGAATGGCTGCGAAGCCGTTGCCGTTCGAGACGCCAAAATCGCCGATCGTCTCATCCCAGCCGCCGAACTTGTCAACCATGTCGGCCGCGGTCGTGACTTCCTGCGGGAGCGTGTAGGTCGTGATGTTGCCCGACCCGTCCGCGGTCGTGCAGTAGCGCATGTCCGCGAACTCGCCCACCATCCCGACCACGCCGGTACCCACGCCCGCAATTGAGCCGGGGGGCGGCAGGTCGATGATGGCGACGCCTTCGATTTGCCGCAACACATCAGCACCGGGGAAGTACCCGAACCGACGAATGAATCCTGCCATGATGGTATTTCTCCTGCTGTGAGTTGTGACAGTACGCCGGGCCTATTCAACTTCGACCTCGACGGTGAACTGCACGATGCCGGTCGGGACCTCTCCACGATACCGGTAAAGCGTCGTCTCTCCGCTGATCTCCATGTTGAGCCGGCGAAATCCACGATTCGCGTCGTCGGTGTTGTCCTCGTAGGAGCACGTCCGAAGCTGGTACGTCGCGACCGCGTTGTGGTAGTAGGGCAGCACCATGCGGCAGCCGCACATCCAATCCACGGGCGACATGGCGGCCTCGATGGCCATACAGGCGAGTTCGCGCTCGGGACCGTCACGCAAGATCGCTGAGACGATCAGTGGCGACGAAACCTGACCGACGTCCTGAAGCAGATGCAGACTCCCGCCCACGCGCGTGAACGACCGAGACGTCATCTCGTCCAGGCTGTACGAGGTCTGCTCGTTCGCGAGCACGACCGCAGCCGGAAAGTCTGACACCTGATCCACTGTGGGCCACTCGTCCAGGACGTACCGGAACTGGAACACGCGGTCTTCGACGCTGACGCGGACACGCCGCAGATAGTCCGCAAGCCCGCGCGCGAGCGCCTTCTTGGCGCTGCACTGGCGCGTCAGCGACAGCGGCGTCACGGCATCCCGACTCGTGACCAGGGTAGCGAATAGGTCAGCCACTCAGCACCTTCACGGTGAGTTTCTTCCGCATCCCCGTGTCCTCAACCGACGCGCGCAACAACTTCGTGAACCGCCGCGCAAGCCAGATGTACGTCTTCGACTCGTCGAACAGGACCGGCCGCGCCGGAATGACGTCACGAGCAATCTTGCGTGCAATCGGGTACGCGGCCCTGGGGTCGATTCCACGAATCTCGCACCACTGTCGAATCCGCGCCAACGGGGGCATGGGAGCGCCTGCACGGCGTCCGAACTCAACAGCAGCGAAGTGCGCCGCCGTGTTGTAGACCCGCACGGCCGTCCAACCGGTGCTCTGTCGATACGCGTCTGCGGTCCAACCACGCTGATACGCCCGTGTGGCCGGGCGCACGACCTTGTTACCGGCCGTGCGGGCCGTCTTGGCGAACAGTTGCGTACTCGCGTGTACGCGCTTGCGAAAATCCTTCTGGATCGTCTTGATCGCGTCGGGCTCAAAAATGGCCCCCTTCGCGACCTTGATGCGGATGCGGACTAGGTGCTCGGCCACGAGATACCTCCGTCACGCGTTCGGTCACCCGTGTGACGCACCAGAGCAACGCGCCACTCGATGTCTTCGGCGCGGTAGGCCGGGATCGTCTTCACGACGAACCGGCGGCGCTTCATCGGCGCCGCACCCGGTACACCACCTGGCGGGAGGAACTGAACCTCCCAGAAGAAATCGATGTCGTCGCCCAGGAGCCCCGCATCATCACGTCCGACGAGGAAATCCTCCGAGTACCGCCCAGAGATTTGTTGAACCTGCACGGTCCCGACTTCGGTCGCACCAACCTCCCAGAGGTCACGCTCGAGCGGGCCGTCGAACCAGCGCACCAGCGGGGTCGGCAGGATCGTCTCCTCGCGGGCGATTTCCTCAACCCCAACACCGCGGCGCCCACCGCTCCAGCGCACCCAAACGAGTGTGACCCGGTACGGGCGCGTGCCCAAACACACAGCGATCTGCCGCGCCTGGTCGGCGACGTGAATCAGTCCTGCGGCCAGGCTGTTCTGAATCGTCCCTTCATCCTGAAGGGCAAATTCACAACCGCCTTGCAGGCCGCACGAGCACGGGGTCAACCCGCACACGCAAAGCATTACGAGCACCTGACCGGAATGATCGTGCCGGGGCCGCCCCCACCGCGCCGATTACGCTCACTGTAGCCGTACCGAGGCGCCCCGAGGATGTCGGCCAACCTGCCAGCCCACCGGAAATACTCGCGCTCGATCAGGTCTGGCGCGTCGCCGCGCAGATCAATTTGTCCGACCGCGCTCGCCTGAAGGGCGCACACGGACGACGCAAGCGCGCCCTCAATGCGGTCGAGTTGCCCCAGGATCGCCTGCACCTTCGCGATTGCGGTCGCGCTGGTGAGTTTCTCCATGAGGGACTCCACGAGGAACAACGTCTCGACCGGGCGAGCCTGCCCGCCGAACGCGATCGCGCTCGTGCCGTCCGTCAGCATGTAGCCGAGGTGGTACTTGCAGCGCTCACGATCTTGTGCGGACAGGGTCGCCATCGATCAAAGCTCCTCTTCCAGCGCGGCACCGTGCTCGCGAATGCGCGCAATGCCGGCCGGTCCGTAAGACTCCTCAGATACGATGTCGCCCGCCGCAAAGCGCCAGAACCCGCCACCGGGTGCGTTCACGACGATCGGACGCAGGAATCGCCAGCGGGCGGACGAACACACCACCGGGTTGGACTGCACCGTTACGGCTTCGGTGGGTTCGATGGGCTCGTTGGCCTCTTCCACCTTCGCGACCGGGGTCGGGGCAGGTGCGAACACGTCCGACGCCGGAAGGCGCTTGGTGAGTTGCTCAGCCTGCGCGTCCACCCGCATGGCCGCGATCACGTCCGCTTTCTTGCTCATGTCGATCTCCTGATCCTATCGGTAGGCGGACGGTCCAGGTGGTGTGGGATCAAGCACCACCGGGACCGCCCTACTGGGCCACCCGCGCATTCCCGCACGGGCGGCCCAGGTTATCACTCGCCGTGCTCGATGCAGCCGATGCGCTTGTAGCGCGCCGCGCTGCCCGTGGTGGCGTCGGTCCGCTTCGCGTAAGCGCCAACCCAGCGCCACGTGGTCGAGACCTGATCCATGTTGCGGTTCTGCGGGCCGCGGATGATCATCTTGATCCGGTCCGTGTTGACCTGGATCGAGTTCGCGGTGATGCGCGGGTCCACGACCTCGCCCGCCATCCCGACCGGGCTCTTGTACTGCGCGACGTCCTGGCTGTACTCGATGAGCCCGCCCACGCCGGAGAACAGGATGCGGTGGATCGGCGTACCGGTCGTGGTGCCGTTGTTATACAACTCACCCACGAACGGGTCCTGCTGGCTGTAGGTGGCGGTCAAGCCGCCCACAACCGTCTCGGTGTTGGGCGCCTCGGTATTCTTGATGAACGTGGTGCCCATCATGCGCCCGAGCGCGAACGCCTGCATGTAGTGCGAATCGGGCAGGCTCGTCATCATGCGCTGGAACTCCGTGTCGTTGAGGAGCTTCGCCTCGCTGATCGGGTCCATGTGTGCGTGATAGGTCCCATCCGCGAACGCGCGGACGTTGGACTGCCGGAAGCGCGCCACCATCGTGCGCACGTCTGCCAGGGTCGGGACGTCGGACGAGCCCACGTCATCGACCTTGTTGCCACCACCGACGCGCACGAGCGCGGTACGGTCCTCCGCGATCACGTAGGCACGGTCCGAGACCGTCACGGCGCCACCCGCCAGCGTGAGCGTACCGGGACCGTACTCATCACCGGCCACGTCCGGGGTGAAGCCCGTCACGGTCCGGGACACCTCGGCCGGCGTGGTGTCGTAGATGCGAATCTTGAGCGGGTTCGACGCCGACACGGTCTCGAACCGGACCTTCGCACCTGCGGGCAGGTCGGGGCGTCGCGCACGAGTGAACCCGTTGAGGCGCTTGACCCGAAGGGTGGTCACACCCGACTGGGCCCCGTCCGCGACAGTGTGGCCCGAAAGCGCGATCGCGAACGCCTCATTACGGGCCAGACGGTTCATGGTCTGGCCGGCGTGCATACCGAGGATCTGCGCGTTCTGCATGAACAGAGACGCGATCGCGTTCGCGTCGGTGGGGAGGTCGGTGTCGATCGACTTCCCGAGTTGCCCCAGGGTAGCCTCCCACTGCTCGATCTGGTAGGTCGCGACGGTCGGGTCCGTGCGGGGCGCGACCGGGGTCAGGTCCACAGGGATCAGACCGGTCCCGGTGAAGATTTGCATGTCGCCGACGACGCCGCCTGCCGGCCAGTTCTCCTTGGCCGTGCTCTCACGAAAGAGCTGCTCCGGGAACAGCGCGTCGTGAAACTGTCGCTCCAGGTAGTTGTCCTGGACGATGCTGCGAACCTCGGGAGACTGAACGATAATCGAGAAATCGGCCATTGGGCTACGTCCTTACCCCCTACGTTGGGGATCGAATGCCGAGTTCGCGCAACTTCGCGTGAAACTCGTCTTTGGTTAGTTCATAGGCGCTGCGCGACTGCGGTGCCGTAGTCGTGCTGTTGGGCGCCGGCGCCTGCACGACGGGCGCGGTCGTGGTCGCGGTGGTCGGGTACAGGTACGGCGCCGTCTTACGCAGGTCTTCGTCGAAGAACTTGGTGACGTCGAAGGACTGCAACTGCTCAGGGGTCAAGCCCAACTGCGCCTGTTGCAACTTCACGATCCCGAGTTCGGGATCAACAACTCCGGCCTTTTGGGCCGCCGCGAGGATTTTGACACGACCGACCTCGGCTTCCGCCTCAGCCCGAACTCGCTCACGCTCGGCTTCCGCCGCCGACGCACGCGCGTCACTGGCGGCCTTTTCGGCCCGCAGTTGCTCAAGTTCGGCTTTCAGGGTCTCGCTCACGGTATCGTCCTTTGGTTCCGTTTTCGGTGGGTCCTTCAACTTCGTGATCATGTCGGCGTAGTCGGTGAACCCAAGCGCTTGCGCGTCCTGGTCCGCCTTCGCGGCCGCTTCCGCCTGGGCGATTTTGGCGCCCTTCTGTCGTTCCTTCTCCTTGATCTCCTTCATCGCGCTGGCGGGGATGACCAGTTCGCGCGACTTAGGGGGATCGGGAACGACCGTGACGGTCTGATTTTCAGGAGGAGAAGTCGCCTGTTCGTTGCCGGAATTGCTGGGAATCTGCTCGGTCGTGATGGTCATAACGTCCGTTCTCTGGAGTTGCTGATTCCGACTGAGTTACCGCGTGTCGTGCGCGTATGTCTCACCGGAGTCAGGACGTTGGTTGCGGGTCAAATCAGATCGAAGGCGCCAGATCGACCAGGAGGTTTTCGAGGCGGGGGAAGTAGACGATCGTGAAGCCCGTCACGGTGTTGGGGAACGTGAGGGTCTTGCCGTCGTCGCTCAACTTGGCGATCCCGACCGCCGCTGAAGCACCGCCAGGCGGCACGATCGCGGTACCGGAGTCGTCGGTCGCGATATAGGTCCCGACCGAGGCGGCCGTACCGGAGGTCGCGACGCGCAGGCTCACGATGTGGCCAATCGCAGGAAGGGTCTGCCCGGTCTTGAGGGTGATCCCAGAAATCACGGCAGCGGCCTTCACGGACGCGCTGGTGATGTCGGGAGTCGCGGTCGCGGTCAGGCTCGTCACGACCGCCTTCACGGGGCTCAGGGCGTTCCCGAGCTTGCCCTTTTGACAAGCTGACGCGAGATCCTGCGGGTTCGCGACGTTGAGTGCGCGCTGTACGGTCTGGGCCTCATTGGTGGTTGCCATGCTGGTACTCCTGTTGATGTGTGATCTGTCGCAAAACCGAGTTCAAGCAAAATAACGCACCGCTCTGGCGTCACGTCAAATCCGCGAACGTATTTATGCTACCGCCGCGTGCGATCCATTCTGCTTCGACCTGGTTGTGATACGCGTTCGTGCGCACGTTGGCGCCATCTGGACGTACAAGGCGCCGAATCCCGGCATTCCAGAGCGCGAGCGCGACGCGGGCGGTCGGGCGCGCACCCATGAAGGCGACCCGCTTGACCGACGACTGCGCGACGTAGGGAATCAGCGCCGTGATCTTCGCGTCCACGTCCGCGCTCGCGGCGTGAGCCAGAATTGACGTTCCCTGCTCCGTTTCGCGGTAGACGAGGATCGACCCCTTGTTCGCCGACACAAGCCCGGACGCGTAAGCCTCGGCCATGTCTTCGATGATTTCTTGCAACTCTGCCAACATGGGGCCCCCTCATCCGGTGCGGGATTGGATCCACGCATCCAACACGGCAACGTCAGACGAACTAAGCGCGCCCGTCCCGACAGCGCAGCATGCAACCTCCATCGCACAGTACCCGCTTGCTGACGAGCCGAGTCGGCCCAGCGCGAACCTGATCGAACCTGTCGAGTAGGCGTTGTTCCATACTTCAGGATCGCCCGCACCAGCGACGCCATTGACGTACAGGCGATGCGCACCAGGCTCGTAAGTGTCGATCACGCGCGACGCTGCCGTCCCGACCGTCTCGGTGTACTCTTTTGCGTGCGACGTGGTCCCGTTGTTGCGGACACACCTGTACCGCTGGTACGGGGACACGTTCGTGAACGCGGTCCGCCACGCGACCGTGCCGGACGACGAACCCATGATGGTGGCGTTGTTCTGCGCCGCGTTCGTGGACCGAAATCCGAGTGCCATCCAGGCGGCCACGTTCGCGTCCATCCACAGTGCGTGGCTGATCACCAGCGTGGAGTTGTTCTCCAGAAACGAGTGTGTGGTCCCGTTCAGGGTCACGCCCCCGCGCGCGCCGAATAACGCCGCCGAGTAGGGTGGAGCGGCCGACACGGTCAGGTCGTACCCCGAGCCAGTAGAGGCGAGGTTCGACCACGTCGTGATCGATGCGCCACCCACCATCGAACTTTGATCGTAGTAGGCCACGTTGGCCAAGTCGGCGATCGTTTTCGATACGCCTACCGGCATCAGGATTTGCTGAGAGATCAACCCCGGCACAAAGCCGTGGCGGCGTCCCGGCGGCGTCCACTTGCTCACGTCACGCCTCCGCGTAGACGTGAACGTTCGCGGACCCGGCCGCGATCTTGAGCCACACCTTCAGCATGTTCTGCTGAAACTGGTGCCCAGGGTTGATCGCTGGCGTCAGCGGTAGCGCATCCGTAGTGCCGTCAAATGACGGCGTCACCACGTTCGCGGCCGTCGTGGACGTGTTCACGATCGTGATCGTCTTCGGCTCGAACGGGATCACGACCTGCGCGGTCGTGGGGTAGGTCGTAGCCGAAAGCGCAACGGTGGCGTTGTAGGTTGCCATGAAGACCTCTCAGTTTGTCGTGACGGTCCAACCGCGCGCCTGAAGTGTCGCGACGGCGGCGGAACCGGTTGCGCTCGGGGCCGCGTTTCCGGTGCCTCCAATGTTGCACGTTCCGTTTGAAACTGCACCGCCTGCAAGATGCACCAGCACGGCGTCAACTTGCGCCTGCGAGAGCAAGTTGTTCTGGAGCGTGATTTCCGAAATGACCGGACTGCCCGAAAGCGTCACGGTTGTGATTTCGTTGTCGTGCAGCAAGCATTGCGTGAAGTTCGGGCTGGTCCCGCTGTCGAACGAGGTCAGGTGGTTCTGCTGGAGCCACACCGACTCGAGCACGGGCGAGCGCAGCACCATCGCGCCTTGCCACTGGCACTCGTGCGTCCACAGTTCCTCGAGAGCGGTATAGGTCGAGAAATCGCGGTACTCGTTCAGGCCGTAGTTGACCCGGATGCAGATATGCCACAGCGCCGACGTATTCCCGATGTAGAGGTCCTGCAACCCACCAAAGGCGTTGCGGATGTCCTCGATCGCGGCAGCGGATCGGAAGTCCAGCACCGGGATCGGGCATGTCTCAAAGCAACTACGGCGCAGCCCGGTACAGCCGAACAACGTGACCGACGTCAACGTGTTGGTCCCGTAGGCTTCAATACGCCGTAGGCGCGACAGCCCCGTGCAGTCGATCGAGGTGATGTCAGTCTCGTTGAAGGCGAGGTGCTCCAAATTTGGCGCCGTCGTGAGCCCCGAAAGCGCTCGCACGCCCTGGTACGCGTAGAAGTCGAGGTCGTAATCACCGCCTAGTGAGCGTTCTTCCCCGCCGTCTTCCCCCTGATAGCCCAGGTTCAAGACCACCAGCGCGGTTGCGGGCTCGATCGTGAATACGTGAACGCGATCCTGCGTAGACCCGAACGTGCGTGAGAGGTTGTGCGCCCCTGCTGCAAGGCTCAGGTTCTCGGTCCCGTCCGACCACGCGATTGTGACTTCTGCGGGCTCGGCCAGGTACACGCGCGGCGCGAACGCGGCACCCGTGGACGTCATGGTGATCTCGGTCACGTCCGGAGGCGCAACCCGGCGCGCGGGCATGTGAGAGCAGATCGGGTAGTTCATACGGGCGCGATCGTGCAGCGGGCGTAGGTGGCGTTCCCGCCTTCACCCGTCAGGCCGGTGTAGAGGTCAGGCGTGTTCTGGTTCGTGGTCGAGGTGAACTGCCAAGCCAATTGCTCCTCCTCGTTGCCAGGGGTGCCGATCCAGACCGTGATGGTCGATCCGGAGCAGCGGATCCGGACCGTGTGGTCTTGGTTGACGCTCCACGACGCAGGGAAGCCGTTGCTGACAGACGGAGTGATGTTGTTGGTCGCTTCCGAGTACATCGACCCGTCCGACAACTGGATCACACCAGGCGTTGCCCAGAAGACCTGGATGCCGGAGCGGCTCCACCAATCGTTCGTGGTCCGGACCGCAAAGCCCTTGTAGCCCGCCGTCGCGACGTTGTGGCTGATCACCCAGGTGACTTGGTAATCCGTGTCGGACTCGGGAACCTGGACGAACATGCCGCGGTAAGCAGAACCGTCCGTGCGGGTCATGAGCCCGCCGCTGACGGTCGCGCTCGCGCCGTTGTAGAACGACCAGGCCGGGTTTAGGGTTCCGCCGTCGAACGTGTCGTCGAACGTGGCCACATCCACGATCGTGACCGTTTGGGTCGAAGCGGCGGACACCAGCCCAGCGTTACTGATCGCGTAGGCCCGGAGCGTATGCGTCCCGAACGTCGAACAATCGACCGTTGCGGGCGCGGACGCCCACGCGGCTCCAACACCCGGCACGGTCGCGGTATCGACTGTCACGAGGTAGCCGCGCACACCTGACGCACCAGCCGTTGCGGTTGGGGGCGTTGTCAAGGTCACGATCGTGCTCGGGGGAGATGCCGGCGCCTCGAAAGCGGTCACGACGGGCACCTCGGTATCGACCACGCACACGTCCTCACTGGCGGACGAAATGTTCCCCGCAGCGTCACGCGCGTAAGCGCGCAGGGTCATGGATCCGTCCGCCAGTACGACAACGGTTGCGGGAGCGGCACCCCACGACGCACCCGCAACAGGTGCGACAGGATCGTTGACGGTCACGATGTAGCCCGTAACCCCCACCGCGTCAGTGGCGGACGGTGGCGTCGTGAGCGTGATCGTGCGTGAACTTGAGTACGCAGGCGCGTTGAACGCGGTCATGGTCGGGGGCGTACTGTCCGGCGGGGGCGTCCACCCCGACGCCGTGATCGTGCCCGACACGGCCGCGCTCGTGCCAATTTCGCCAAGGTTGTCGGTCACGCGAGCCCGCAGGGTGTGCGAACCCGCAGTCGCAACGGCTTGCCAATGCGCACCCCACGTTCCGTCACCCGCAAGCACGCCCGTGCCCACGACCGATCCAAGTTCATCCAACAACGAAAGTGTCCGCGGTACACCGTCGCCACGCGTGACCGTGCCTCCGCAGTACAGGTACGCCCCACGGGCGACCGACCACGAAGCAGACGGGGTCGTGATCGAACACGACGGGGGCGTGACATCCGGGAGCGGCGACACCGCGCCAGCGGTATCGCTCGCGATTACGTCGTCGATCCAGAAGCGCGCACGCCAGTAGGACGTACCAGTCCCGGCCGTGCAGTTCAGTCGTAACGCGTCGGACTGGACGACCGGCACGACCTCCCAGCCGTTCGGAAGTGTTCCCTGCACGCTGTAGGACAAAATCGACGGCACCGAAGACGCGACCTCGACCGTGCATATTACCTCGACCGATCCCGCGTCAGCGCTATCCCAGAATGTCAGACGCGCACCGATGCTCTGCACGCCGTCCTGATCGACGTCAAGCGGGAACGCGTACACGCCCGCCAGGGTCGAGTTCCCCGGCAACGCGATCAGGGGCGAAGACACGTCCGCCACCGCCACCGCGCCCGCTTGTCCTGGTAGTCCTGTGATTCCCGGCACGGTGTCCTCCACGTAGATCGTAACGGAGTCACTGCTATCCCCAGCCGTGGCGGTGATGAGCAAGTCTCCTTCGTCAAATTGGCTCAACGCGACGTCGTGCGTCCACACCCCGGCCGTAACCGTTACGGTGTCGGTCACGTCGCCGCAGTCTAGCGTGATCGTGCTGACGCCGGTCGCCGTGCCCGAAACCGTGAGGGTGCTCAACTGGTCATGCACGGCCGCGTCAAGCGGGGCCGTGATCGCGACCGACGTCAGCACGGTTGCGGCGTCGTCCGCGGACAACACCCACCGCACCACCGGCCACGTCGGCATCACGAGCCTGGTCGGCACTCACCACCCCCGGATCTGAATGGCTTGCGGCCCAACCTGCACAACCCCGTCTGAAAACGTCAGCGCCACCATGGCGTTGATGGTGGCGGGGTAGGTGGTTTCGGCAGCATCCCACACATGCCGCACCGTTATGGTAGATTCGGTCGCGGACAGGATGCTCAACGGCCACACCGCCGTTTCGGGTTGCGCAACAATCAGGCGGTCCCCGTAGGGTACGCCCACGCGGACGAACGTCTGATTCGTGCTGATATGAACCCGCAACTCCGCAGCCGTGCAGGTACGCAGGTCACGCCCAGAACCACCCGACACGACTTCGACGTCGAAGTGCTCCGCAGAGCCCGCGCCCGTGTAGGTTCGAATGGTTGCGGCCATGCCGGCACTGTAACACGGCGGGTCACGAAATCACAACATCGCACGCGTTTACGACCAGTGCGATCGAGACGCTGGGGCGCTCGAGCACGAGCGCGCAGTAAAACCCAGACGGTAAAACCAGGTCGATCGACGGCACGGAGATCGTCAAATCGGCGCGAGAAACCCGAAGCGTCAGGTCAACCGTGTCGGTTGGGTAAACCGGAGGCGGTATGTAGCCTGCGCCCGCGATCGAAAGCGCACGCGTGCTCGCCGACCCTGTACCCCCGAGCACGACTGCGGTCTCGGCCGAAACCAGGAACGCCGAGGATACCAGCGCGCCGGACCCCGCGCTCACCAAGGCGGTCGCGACCACGATCGTGAGCGGGGCCGTACTCGGCGCACCCGTGCCCGAAATCACGAGCGTGGTCGAGCCTGCTGCCTCGAGCGCGCCACCTGCCCCTGCGCCGGCCCCCGGTACCGCCAATGAAGTCGCGGTCGCGGTCGTGAATGCGCTAGCGCTACTCGAACCCGCACCGGGCGCGATCACGGCCGTGTTGGTCGTGATCGCTTGCGCGGCCCCGATGCCGATCCCGGTGCCGGGGACCAGGAGAGCGCCCACGCCGCTGGCCACCAAGGCAGCCGTACTGGCCTGCCCGGTGCCCAAAACGGACGCGTCGGCGCCCCGGAGCAGCGTCAGTAACGTCACGGCGTTCCGTCAGGTTGCGTGAGCGTCAACGAGGTGATTCTGACGATCAGCCCAGTCACGAACGCGACCGTGACGAAGTTGATCTCCGACGTGCCCGGCACGGTCGGGCCGACCGTCACGTCCGCCACGACGGTCGTGCCGTCGCTCTCGAGCAAGCGCGCCCACGTGACCGTCGTGGTCGCGTTCGCGCTCGAGTCGTCCGTGATCGCGTTCGCGACCGCACTCCCGCCCGACGCTGCCGCGAATGCGGTTGCGCCGAAGCGCAACTCAGCCGCGAGCGTCTGCCCCGACAGCGCTGTGTCGGCCGTGGCGGGCTGGGCACCGTCGTAGATCCGAATGTAGCCGTTGTTGAGCCGCACCGTGACGGCGTCGAGGGCTCGGTTTCGTTGCGCAACTGCTGTGTGCATTAGATCACCAACATGCGGAGGTTGACGGTTGAGGTGTTGAGAAGCATGTGGATGTAGGTCAGCGTGGTCGCACCGTCTCGGTATTGGACGTCAAACGCGGTGTCGCCCGCGACGGCGGCGCCCTGCGTGTAGAGGAACTGGGCCAGCGGATCGGTATTCTGCGTCACAGGGTCGAACCTGTACCAACGATTCGTTGCGTCCTTCTGCGCGCAAATGTACCGACCGTCCAAGATTACGTACTTCGTCCCAGTCGTGAACGTGGTGGTCTTGGGCGCGTACAGGATGTCGTTCGTCCAAGCATTGCTGGGAACGTCGTAGTAGTCCACCAGGGCACCACCGCCCGCCCGGAAGCTGTAAATGCGGCGACCAGCCAGGATCGCGTTCTCGGATGACCAGCCCGCATCCGTATTGGACCACACCCAATGCGCACTCACGGCCGCACCGGGGGCGGCACCGCGAGCAACACCAGGAGCCAACGTTGACCACGTATTCGCCGCGATGTCGAGGCGGTACATGGCCACGTTGTTGTTCCCGAGGAGGTAGAGGTAGTTGTTGTTGCCCTCAATCACGTACTGCGACGTCGCATCCGGGTTGGTAGTCCAAGTCGCGACCGTCAGGGCCGTGCCGGTGTTGGACGTGATCTGCCGCACCTGCCCCGCGCCGGTGCCGGCCGTGATGCGGACCTGATACGCGTTCGCCCACTGATTTGACGCCCACGCTTTCGCGCTATTGACGATCGTGGTAGCGGTCCCGCTTGTGGCCGTACCGGACGCGAAGACGACATCCGCATTATCGACAATCGACGGATGCCCAACAAGCCGCCCATCCGTACCCCATGAGGTTGCGTACCCAGGACCAGTCGCGACCGCGGTCCAGGTGTTGAGCGCGTAATCGTAATACTTGCACTGCCCAGCCGCCGCCACGGCCGTGTTGGCGTTGAAGACGTACCAGCGACCCGTGATCAGCTGGTACGTCGAAGACGTCGTGATGGTGGCCGAGAACGCGCTCGTGACCGTGATGACCGCATTGGCCCCGACCGTGTTGGACGCAATCGTGCGCTCGTCTCCAGCGCCAGGGCCGCCCGTGATCCTAATCTTGAACCCGCGCAAATCGCGCGCGAGCGTCAAGTTCGTCGTCAGGGTCGTGGTCGTGCCCGCCGTGGCGGTCCCGGTCGGCCCCATCGGCGTACAACAACCACAGCACCCCGCTGACGCGGCAGCGGTGCCGCCCATCGCGGCCGAGGGCAATTCGACCCAGGCGTCTTCTTCGGGCAAGTACATCCACTGCACGGTCGAGGACACGTAGTAATACTGAACCTGCCGGAACAACCGGCCGGAACTTACGAACATGCCAGCCGCGGTTGCGACTGGGGCAGGTGTGCAGAACTCCCAACCCTTGCGGTCGAGAACCTTCTGGAGCGTGTTGGTGGTCGTCATCCGTCAGCCTCACGGGGTGTAGGAAATCTTGTCGCGCAAAATCCCGTAGCGCAGGTTCATTAGCGCGGGCACCTGTTCCACCGCCGCGATCCCGCCGACGTTCGTCTGGTTCGCCATAGTGGTGACGGTCCCGACAGTCGTGACCGTCGCGAGCGTCTGCGCCGCTGCAATTGAAGCCGTGACGGCGCCAGTTTCAACGTTCACGCGTGCGCGCCCGCTGGTGTCGGGGAGCGGCGTGGACTTCACCATCGACTGAATCGCGATCCGCAATGACTGGAGCGCGCCCGTCAACTCGGTGAACTGCTCGCGCGTGACCGAGTCCGAATCGCTACCCGGCACGGTCGCGAGTCGGTTGAAGTTCGTCGTCATGTCGTACTGTACGACCACGACCGTGTCGTCCGTCGCGGCAGTGCTCAGATTCGTTGCTCGAATGACCGACGTCAGGACGTCGTTCGGACCCGGAATCGCGCGTTGGTGCTCCGCAACCTTGATGTCGTCCAGGTAGAACCGCGCACGATCGCCAAGACACTCGACGCGGTACTTGTGATCAACCGCGGTAGAGGTCTTGAGCGCGATCGTGGTGACCTCCTGTTCGGCCGATGACGGCGGACCGGCCAGGCCCGTGTACCCCGACACAGCCGCGATCGTGAGTTCATTCGTGCCCGAAATCTCAAACCAGGCGAACCACCTAGGCGTTGCGTGTTGGTCACAGAGTCCGATGTAGACCACCTGCGTGGACAACCGCTGTGACACCCGCAGGGCAACCTGCTTGCACACGGGGGCGTAATCGACCTCGCGCGACATCTCGACCGTCTCGCCTGCCGTCCCCCCCAGCGCCATGATGGCGCGTGCATTCGCGACCGTGAGGCTTTGTCCGGCGCCTGCTGAGATGTGCAGTTTCGAGAACGAAAACACGCCCGTCGCGGACGTGCCACCATAGGGTGCCGTCAGGATGATCTCGTCCGGGCGCAACTCGGAAATCTGCGCACACGCCCCCATCGGATCGGCATCGAGTTTGACGTAATCGCCGATATGTAAGTCTTCATCAGCAAATGAACCGGTCGCGATCGTGACGATGTCGCTCCCGTTCGTGAACGTCGCAGTTGCGGTCGCGGTTACGGCGATTGATGTCCCGAAGAACCCAGCACGGTAGCCGCCTTCGTCGGTCAGGACCGGCCCGCGCGTCGCCACGCTACCCTCGGGATCGACCCCGATCGCGAGCGTCTCATACGCCTGCGGGTGGTAGCCCGGCGCGTAATCGACCGTCTTGGCGAACAACAACCCCGGCATCGGGTTCGTCTCGCTTACGTCGAGCGCGGTCCCGTCCGGCCCATGCACAGGCTTGACCCCGCTGAACCTGCACCGTTTGGGCGTTGATGACGCACTCGTCGGTCGCGACCGTCGCGCCTGAACCCGGCGTGTAGCCTAAATTGTCAGCCATGCGTCACCACCCCCTTACGATGATTTCAACAGGACCAGCGCGTCGCACGCCATCCGGGAACGTGAGGAGCACCATCGCGCGCAAACACGCCGCTGACGCGGTCTCGGTCGCGAGCCATTCATGCCGGAGAATGAGCAAGCGCGCCGTTGGGGTTCCGTAAATCGAAAGCGCCCAAGTCTCGTCGGCGCCGTTCCGATGCACGAGCAACTCCGCGCCCGTGCATAGCGTCAAGTCCAGACCGGTCTGCCCAGAACTCAAGCGCAACTCAAAGGAATCCGGGGCCGCCGTACCGGCGTAAACGTCGATGTTCGGGAATGTGCTCATGCGACCTCGACTTTCGTACCCGTCTGATACGACCACGCCGGAACGCCACAACCAGGTGTCCACGGGAGCAGGACAGCTCGGTCGTGCGGGCGGTTCGGCGGGTGTGTCCAGGCACCACCCTGAAGGGAAGGGCTCACCGGGGCACCAGCGGGCATGAAGAACAACCCGCCGGGCTGCGCGACCTGCCCGTGTAGGTGCATGGAGTCGATCCCAACGCGATTGTCCAACGGGGCCCCCGTCACGTCATCGACTAGTTCGGTCCAACGGTTCAGCAAGCCTGGCAAGACCGTCCTGGCAAGTTCGGTCTCGCCCATCGCCCCAACCGCGAACGCCTGCGCGGTCTCGGTCCGGCCCACGCGAGAAATCTGGTACTCGATACCGTCGATCGAACTTTCGAGCGTGGTCGCGACCACGGTGGCGGTGTCGCCGCGCATAACGGAGCGCTCAAAGTCCGCAACGGCGCTTTGAGTTACGCGCCCGATCACGCGTGCGAACACGCCCTGCCGCTGCTGCTGCAACGTCGCCAACCGGAGCGCTTCCAGCACGGTGTTGCGTGGCTGCGCTGGTGCGCCCAGGCGCGTCAGTAGGCGGCGTGCAAATGCGGCCCCGCGCGCCATGTCGGACCCGGCTTGTGCCACTAGAGCATCTTGCACGCGCGCGAGCGCCTGCCCCATGATGGCACGGAGCCGAATCGCCGAGATTCCGATCACGCGCCCGGAGGGCAAAGTCGCGTCGGCGATCAACCCCCGCACGGCGCTCAGGATCCACGACCGCTCCCTTCGGAACACGTCCAGCAGGGCCAGCACCGCGATGGCTTCAAGCCACCGAATCGCGTCCTGGCTCTGTTCAGCGGCGTCGTCGCGATAACTCACCGGGCTAGTTTACGTGACCGCCAGAGTGAAGTCACGCGCGCTGGCGTGACCACCGTAGGTTGGGCTTCGGGGCGCCGTGCTTGCTGACGGAGCAAGCGATCAACCTCACGCGCACGGGCGCGCTCCCACAGCCACGTCCTGACGCCGAACCAGCACGATGTCACCCACCAGCGAATGAACCAGAACACGAAGCGCTTTGCAGCGTCGTGCTCGAGTTCGACCACCTTGACGGTGTCGTGGTCGGTCGCGACGAAGAGGTCGAACCCATCACGTCCGCCGAGCGCTCGACAGATTTTCACGGTTTCGCCCAGTACGACGATTTTGTCCTTACCCGGAGGATCTACAATCACGCGTCAGTATAGCGCAACCGTGTTCCGAAACGTACGATTCTGGCGTGCGTGTCCACGCTCACGAGCGAGAGGTTGGCGGCCGGCGTCCCGCCCCCGCCCGCGTCCGCTGCCGTGTAGGTGGTCAAGCCTGTGTTGACCTGGATCCAAACATGCAGGTGTGCGCTACCGGGTGACGCCTGCACCCATGCGGGTGGAGTGATCTCCGCAAGCGTGAGCACGAGTTCCTCGTTGATGTCCGCTGCCGTAATGGCCAGCGTGGCCACGTTCGTGGACCAACTCGCCCACGCCGGCATGGCCTGTCCGGTCCCGATCTTCGTCCAACACCACCGCACATTGAAGGCGTAGTTGCCCGACCCATTACCCCGCGGGATTGCGTGCAGGTGCGGCTCCACGATGTAGCCATCCCAGCCGTGCGGGAACTGAAATCCAAACGAGATCGCGTCGGCCTGGTTGTATTGAAAGAACTTCTGGACGTACTGCCCGTCCTGCACGGTCTTGACCACCAAGGCGGACACGCCGAGCCCTGACTCAACAGGTGTCGGTAGCACGTCCGTCCAGACCCCAAGGTCCTGCACGCAGACGTCCCTGACCGACACAAGCATGTGCCCGTTGTTGTTGTGCTCATACGTGACCGTCCCGAGCATGACCGCGTGCTCGTTCGGGATCACGGTTGACCACGCGCCCGGCACGGACGCGGACAGGTACACACGCGTGCCTTCGGGGTATCCGTGTGTGTTGAGGTCGTGAACGGTCCCGAAGACCGTCACCATGCCGGACTGGTTGTTCAGGATGTCGGTCGTGGCCATCCCGATCAGTTCGCCGCGGTGCCCCTCTTCCGCCACCGCGAGCGCGACGATGACGCGGTTCCCGGTCGATCCCGAAATATAGACCAGCGTCCCGTTTTGGATTGTGGTGCCGGTGTGGTTCCGCGCCACAAAGGTGAGTTCCTGCCCAAGCGCGTTCGTGGAGTTCGAGTACCCCGTCTGAAGCGCGACCGTCCCGAGTTCAGCATCCCAGTACATCGTACCGGGGACGTGCGTGAGCGGAGGGTCTGCCAGCGTGCTGAAGCGTAGCCAATCCGTCGTGGCGAGTTCGCCGCCAGTTGACCCCAGGTATTCCTGGTCGTCATTCGGGATACCGTGCGGGGTGTAGCCGATCTGGAATGGCGATCGTGCGCCCAAGACACCGAAAATCACATCCGGCTCGGGAGACAGGACAATCACCTGCCCGGCGCGAAGCGAACCCCGCATTGGGTACGACAACGTCAGCGGGCACGCATGCGGGTTCGTCAGGAGCGTCGGCATGCCCAAGTGTGCCCCGATTTGGGGCACCAGGCTACGCACGGAACTGGTACGGTTCCGAATTTGAAATACTCGGCCAGCAGTACCGCCGCGGCGCCCCCGAGATAAACACGCGCGCGTCTGGTTGTTGGCGCCCTGGGCACGCCCCCCAAGCCTGTACGCCGTCCTGATGCACCGGATGTGCGGTCAGGCTGAACCTGCTGAACCGCACCGGCGTGACCGTGCTGGCGATCCCGAGCGCGGTCGCGATCCCGAACAGTTGATCGTTGTCGGGCGTTTCTGCCACGGCCGCGCACGCGCGTGCGTTCATGGCGACCGGGCCAGTACCGACGAGCGGTCCTGTCGTGCTGACGCGCTCGAGGTCGCGCGTGCTAAAACTCGCGGCGGTTTCGTGCGCGCGCGAGACCGTCTTGACGCTGTACCCGACCGTCGTGGTCGTGCGGGCTGCCTCGAGCAACCCCGGCACGTTTGAGTACCGGGTCAGGACCATGTCGTCGTCGAGCACACACGTCACGTCTGCGGGCCAGTTCGCCAGCCCGGCCCGCAAGGCGCCAAAGGGCCCGATGAGGTCTCGGAAGAACAAGCAATCCTGCACGCACGCGGTTGCGGGCGCGGACGCGAACGTGTCCGCCGCAGCCGCACCGTACCCGCACGCCACGACATGTACGGGGATGCGCCGTAGCGCGCGCTCCTGTTCGATCTGACGCAGGAGCGCGAACACGCGCGCGATCCGTCCGTAAATGGTCGTGACCAGAATCGCGGACGTCACAGGACCGAGACGACCGGATCTACCGTGGGGGGCTTGATGATGTCCACGTACACCCACGAAGGCGACTTCGCGAGCGCGCGTTCAAACACGGGCAAGCACTCACGACAACTGAACGTCTGCCCAATCCTGACGCACGACACAGGGGGCTGTGTCCGCCCGTTCGCGTACAAGAGCGTCGATAGGTTCTGGACGAAGCTCTCCGGCAGGCACGCCATGTCGGGGTAGTGCGCGAGCGCGTCGGGCTTGGTCGCGTATGAAATTGCCTGCACGACCGGCGCGGCGCCGCAGCACGCGCACTTGGCGTCCTTCGGCAGCCCCAGCGCGGCAAGTTCGTCAGGCGAATACTTGTCGAACACGCGTTGCTGGCCCGTCTTCCCTACCTTGATCAGCGTCATCGAATTTCCTTTCCAGATTCCCAGCGAGACCGCGCGCGCGCGGTTGGTTCAACCCCAGTTTGCGGTGCTGGGCGCCGTGGCACGCCAGCACGGCGCAGTCGCGCCTCTTTGACGATCTGGCTCTCCAGCACGGAGGCTTCGTTCAGGCACCGGTACCGCTTTGCGGCCGACCCGTACTCGATTGCGGCGTCGAGGTATCCGAGTCGAACCAGCGCAAGAAACTCCGGCTTCACGAGTTTCCAGCGCGCGGTCCAGAAGGCCGCGCTGGCCCACCCGTCTGCGGGCTCGAGCGCGATCGACACCACACGGTACGTGGCGTGGTCAACCTCGTCCTCCCGCACGGTCCCGGCAGCGTACTTCTGCGCGACCGGGTCCTGCGGACAATCCCACGGGTCGAAGACCTCGCCGCGCTTGTTCCGGTACTCGACCGGCTTCTGGCGCGTCGTCGTATCCCAAATGACGCGCCCACCGATCGTCACGACCGTGCTCATTCGTCCTTCTCCGCTGCCTCGTCCGCTTCAGCGTCATCGGCTTCGTCGGCTTCGTCGGCTTCGTCGGGCTTCGCTTGATCGGGCGGAACCGCCTGCACGCGGTTGCGTGCGTCAAGTTCGCGTTGGATCTGGTCATTCTTCTCGGCCAGTTCCTTCTCGGCCTTGAGCGATTCGAGCAAGAGCCCGACGTTCTCGACACCGAACATCTCGGCCACGAACGAAACGGCCGTGTTGGTATCGATCAACTGTCCCTTCGCCGCCAAGGCCGCGTTGGTGGCGATTTCGGTGCGTTCGATCGACGGCCGGAAGTACGGCGGCCACTTCAGCGTGACCTCCTCCCCCTTCCCGATCGTGACTTCTCCGTACTCGATTCCACCACCGCCCGGCAAGACGGTCTCGCGCTTGGGGAGCTTGATCTTGACCTTCCGACCGATCTTGAGCGCCATTTCGAGTAGGGTCACGACGCCAGTCTCGCCGTACTGCTCACGGTACAGGTCGGCCTTGTCCATCATGGTCGAGAACTGGCGCTCCACCTCGGCGGCGGTCTTCTCCTTACGCTTGGTCCCCTCTGCATCCAGAACGCACTGCGCCAGCGTGAGCGCGCGGTCCTCGAGCGCGGCCATCATCTGAAGACCGATGTCCATCGCGCGCCCGTTCGACTCCAGCAGGCTCGCACTGCCGCCGGTCTCGACCTGGATCGCACCAGAGCTTCCGCGCTTGATCTCGTCGAAATCGCGATTCGACTCCACGACGGCGGTCGGGTCCGCGTTTGCCAGCACGGCGTGAAATAGCTGCGACCGGAGCGCGTCGGCGCAAAAGATCATCTCGAACGCGCCGAAGCAATCCGGCTGCCCGTCCACCGCGTCGTCATTGGGAGTGTTCTGGATCCACACGACCGGACAGAAGCCCAGCCCGTGCGGGACCGACGTGGCGGGATACCGGGACCACTCAGGCTCTTGAAACTCGTCCGACTTCAAGTCCAACGGGTGCTTCTGCTGACGCTTCGGGTCGTTCACGGGCACGTCCTGCCAGACCGTGTCGGACGTCCCGTCGATCACACGCCTGTACCAGAACTTCTCGTCGCGGACGACCTTGGTCTCGCGGTCCGTGACGCGCTTGGTGTACTGGTAGCGCTTGTCCAGCGCGAGCACGTCTCCTGTGACGGGGTCAAGCACTGGCGTACACCACCGCGCGTCGTGGATGACCAGTTTCGGGCACCCGTTCTGCACCGTGATCTGCACCGCGACGGACCCGAGCGCACCGCCGACCTGCCGCGCGTATCGCATCCGGGACCAGAAGCGCGTCTTCTTCGCGAACGCGGTCAACCAGTCCGCGGTCTCGTTGTCACCCGGCACCAAAATCGTCGGACATCGCCCGCGCGAGAACAGCAGCGACGTGAAGCGATCCACCACCACCTTGGCGATGTAGTACGGAGCGGTCGGGCGCCGATCCAGAAGCGGGACCTGCCCGGACGCGTCCGTGATCCAGTACCCCGGCGGGAGGTAGTCGCCCAGCACGACGTGCGTGGCAGGCTCACCCGTCCACCCGGTCCTGCGCGCTTCATACTTGTCGCACGAGTAAAACTGCGCGTACCCGGACAAGGTCTTCTGTCGATCGGTCCCCCATGAGCCGCCGGCCAGTTGAGACGCCCACGCGGGGATCAGACTGCGCGCCAGGTCGGCGTCCGGGACCGTTCTGCTGCTCATGTGCTCAACTATACCGAAGCGCCGTGTCGGTGCCACATGGGCGCGTCATCGCCTCTTGTCCAGCAAAGCCAGCACGGCCGGCGCAACGAACATGAGCGCCAGCACGACCGATCCGAACACGCTCACCTGCGCAACTTCGCCCATGACTTCACGCCGTGGTGGACCTTGGTCTGGCGCGCACCCTCGCGGGCGATCCAGAGCGCCATGAGGTGATCACCTGTATGGGTGCGGGGGTCGTAGTAGAGCGCCTGCGTCACGCACGCGTGAACCTCAGGGTGCAGGTGCCCCGCCGGATTGTTCGGGATGATCCACTTCCCCGCCTCCATCTCGGCCGCGATCGACTCGATACCGAACTCGGGGGAGTGCTTGTTGTTGCCGGTGTTGAACGGCCGCACCGGCACGGCACTTCGTCCTCGCGTGAACTGAAGGATGAACGCCTGCGCGGCGTTGCTTTCGACGTACACGATCGAGTGAAACCGATCGTGTACGTCGATGATGCGGTCCACGATGTCGGGCCCGGACCACCGCCCCGAAACGACTTCGAGGATCTCGCGCGTCTCGTCAGGGTGAATCAGCAGGGTCACGATCGCGGTGAAGTCGGCGCTGTCGCGCTGCGATACCGCCAAGTCCACGCCCGTGATGGTGCGATAGCCTTCCGGGAGGGCCGACGTGTTGAGGCGAAGGCACGGATTTCGCCCCTCACCCGCCGCGAGGGCCTTGTCGATCCAGGCACGCTTGAAGCGCGAATCTGCATCCGACCGGGCCGTACACATAAGCTGGCGGTTGAACTCCACCACCCCGAGCGCCTCTCTGCGGTCTTGAATGCGCTCGAGCGGCCACTTCGCCGGCCAGGTCGGCACCCCATCACGAATCACCGGATACCGGACCGCGTACCAGCGCGGCGACCGGGCCCAGTCGTGCATGATGTCGTCCTTATCCCAAGCCGTACCGACGCACCACACGCGCGCGTTTTGGGTACAGCGCCCCTCGAGCGTGGACTTGTACCACGCCTTCGTGTCCTCCCGCAGGGCCGCCGACAAGGTGGACTCGTAGTCGAGGAAGTCATCCAGGATCAGGAGATCAATACGAGAGCCCAGGATGTTGCCGTGAAGGCCACACGTCTGCAAAGTCGGATCCTTCGCGCGCGACTTGCGCTGCACGGACAACATCATGGCCGTCCAGGGCATATCCTCGGCGGGCTTGATGTCGGGAAATACCTTCTGGAACTCCGGGCTGTCCAGAATGTACTTCGAGATCGCCATGCAGATTTTCTTCGCCATCCCGGCCGTATTGCTCACGATGGCGATACGGATTTCGGGATTGCGCCCAATCTCGTACAGGGCACGACAGATCGAAATCTGCGACGTCTTGCCGGCTTCGATGTGGCTCCAAATCAGGACGTTTTTGTGCTGGTCCAGCAGGTCATGCCACTCGTAGTGCATGTCCTGAAGCACGACCGACGTATGGGTCTCGTCGTCCTTCATGACGTAGCTGGCGAACACGGCCGGGTCGTGCCGCGCGCGCACGATCACGTCCTGCTCGATTTGGTCCAGCGCCGAAAGGGTCGTGGGATCCAGGTCGTCCATGCCTACACCGTATCGACCCGAACCCCGAACGTGGGTGCGGCCTTACCGCCTTCGACGACCCGCAGGGTTGTCTTGCCCTCGGCACGCTCGAGCGCCTTCGCGGCCGACGCGATCCTGATCTTGGCCTCGTTGACGTCGATGTCGCTCTGGGATGAGCCAACTTCCTTGATGATGTTGGTGGGCTCACCGAAGTGCAGACGCTCAAGCTCCATCACGCCCCGGACGGTCGCGGTCGTCTTGTTGAGCAACTCGTTCGCGGCCTTGAAGAACTGCATCGTCTCGCCGAGTTTCATCGGCGCCACCACGAGCGGGGGCTTCACGTCAGCCTCGCCGTTCAGGAGCGCGTCTTCGTACTTGGCCCACTGCTCAGCCTTGTTGGCCTCGAGTTCGATCCGGTCCCGCATGGTCGCGCCGAGGCGGTCCAGATCCGACACCAGGCGGGTCGCCTGGTTGATCAACAACGACGCCATCCCGCGCGCTTGCTTGACCGTCGCGAACTCTTGCGCGCGTGCCTGAACCGCATCCGCACGCGCGCGGGTGCTTTCGTCCTCGCGGGCGCGGCGCTTCTCCTGCTCGATCCTGGCCAGTTCGGCCCGGCTGGCCTCCTGAATGGCCTGCACTTCGAGCCGGATTGGGCGAAAGCCCTGCTTCGGCCACCCGTCTTCCCAGCCCGTCTTCGCGACCGCGGGCGTGACCGCAGCCGCGCGTGCGGCCTCACTGTAGCGCGCCGGCGCGGCCGTAAAGGCGTCCACGAGCGCGCGATACTGAACGTCGTTGATCCTAGCCACGATCGAAAGCGTGGGGAGCAATTCCGCTCATGTCAAACAGCAAAACCCGCCTACGACGGGGAGAACGTCGCGGGCGGGTTCGCAAACGCGCATGCGTGCGTCAGATCAATTGCTCGAACTCGGCCGCGCTCTTGCAAATCCGCGCCGTGCGGAGCAGGTCGAGCGCGCCCGCCTCCTCCTCGACCTGCTCGGCCAGTTGCAGGCGGGCCCAGATCGCACACGCGGGATCGCCTTCCCGGTCGGCCGTCTCGGCCACACTCGCGATCGTGCGCGTGACGAGTTTCTCGTGCTCCCAGATCATCTCGGCCAGTTTGACGTAGTCGCTCACGCCGGCGATGCGGTCTTGGGCTCGGTCCGGCATGGTCGCGCGCACGAGTGAACCGTCCCGGTCGGCGATGTGGGCGATCCACATACGCGCGTGGGCGTGCTCCTCGCTGGCGTGGCCGCGCAGGTCGGCGCCGTACCGGCGCCAGCCCATCAGGTCAGCCTGCAACGACGCCCAAAGGTACAACTCCGCGCTGAACAGCTCGAGTTCGACCTGCTTGTTGAGAAGATCATTCAGTGTCGCCATCTTGAACCTCCTTCGGGGGAGGCGGAACAGAGCCTCCCGGCAGTACCGACACGGGCGCGTGCGCGCCAGGCTGCGCCCCAACGAGGCACGTCCCGAGCGCCAAGATGACGACCAGCCCGAGGTCGCTCCAGTCCTGCACGCCACCAACCTGCTGCGCCACCACGCCCGCCACAGCCGCGATCGTGGCCGGCAACCACCGGTATTGCAGCGGCAGAAACTCGTACAGGGGCGCGGCCACCTTCACGTACCGGAGCGCGATCAGGGCCGCCGACGACAGAAACGCCGTAATGACCACGATGTTGATTTCCATGCCGGCACGTTATCACTGCCGCCACGTCCCGTGAAGGCAAATAGGCGTACAGCCGGGCTCGCAGATCAACAATTTCCGACACGTCCCGCCGGCGCAGAACGGGCAGGATGGCTCTCGGTAGAGCCATGCCTGGTCGTCCGGAACAGGCACGATCGTCAGGCCCGCCTCCTCGACCTCGTGCGGCCACTGCGCCGCGTCGAATGCGTCCTCGTCCGGCACGCAGTGAACGGGGTCGAAGGGGAGTTGGATCATGAACCAGCACCGAACAGGTGATGCAGCATGGTCCCGACAACGTACCAGAACGCCACCGAGACGGCCAGGTGCTCCACCATGCCGGTCCAGGCCCACATCTGCCGCGCCTGCCGCTCCAGCAGGTTCACGCGCGGCCACGACGTGTGGACCAGCAACCAAACCAGACAACCCGGCGCAACCAAACAGAAAACCGCCACCTTCACGATCACGATTACGAACTTCATATAGTGAACTTATAAGACACCGTGCCGCTTTGCAAGGGGTAAAATGACAGCGTGTCGGACAACTCAACACGGCTTAGATAAGAAATCCGGCGTAGTTGCCGGGAAAATCAACAAATCGTCAGCGATGTTGAAGAAAATTTGAGCCGAACGATCGGTCATATAC